ACTCTCATTTGATACCTGCCGCTTCCAGCATCACCGCTTCACTTTTTGCGCCACCCGCGGCATTGATAAGTTTGTCCAACTCGAACATAAGCGCTCGGTTGGTCTCCGCTGCGCCCGCATACATCGCGGCGCGGACTGTCGCCTTCACGTATTCTTCAAGGATCGGAGCGGCCTTTACCATCCTGCGAGCGCGGTTCTTTTTGCTGGATGTTTGCATCATGTTGTTGAACAGGGCTTCAAACTTTCCGCCGTTCACCTGGGCGGCGTTGCTTGCCTCCTGCGCTCCTTTGCCATGGGCAACCAGCGAGCCTTCAAATTCCTGGCGGGAAAAGATATGGCTGCCTGACGCTTCTATCATCGCATCGGCTTTCTTTTTGTAGCGTTCGTTTTCCTGGCGCATCCCGTCCAGCCTGCCGAACTCCTGTCCCATCTGCACCAGTTTGATGATGTTTTGTGAGAAGTCTTGCCCATCCGTGTGACTGCCGGTCATCACGCACTTTTCAAGCGCCTTTGATGCAACGCTTTGCTGTTCTTCGTACAGGTTTTTGAGCCTTTCGCAATCCGGATTAAGTTCTTCTATCTTGTCTGCAAAGAGCGAGTAGGGCAGAACAATATCACCTTCAAACCCGTATACTGGCACATCATAGATAGACCAGTGTTCTTCAATATCTATTCCCATCCCGCGTAAATACCCAGCCCAAAAGCAACGCCGTATATTTCAACGCGCTTGTAACCAAGAAAAGCAGCAAGTGCCATTGCTTCCGCAATGGAACTTGTTAGCATCTTGTCAGTTATCTTTTCCCGTATCTCATCCAATGGATAAGGAACGCTGGCAGGCACTTCTTCGTACTTCTCCAGCATAAAGACTGGAATGTTCGTGCTTTGCAGCCATTGAAAATGATTACGGTCATTTCGATTGTTCGGGTTCTTCCAGATAACAGGCTTATGCAATTGAAATACTGCGCTGACTTTCTCAGCGGGCGCAAAGCCTGAATTAGTCTCAGTTTTGACTGCTTCGTTGAATACCCATATATCGCAATCGTCCCGTGTGAAATCGAACTCATCCCGCCGTTTAGGATGAGAACCGACAATTGCGATAGTGTCATGCCGCCGTTTGTAGTTCATGTCGTGATCTTCGCTTCCTTTGATTTGATAGGGACGTTAAAGCGGAGCATTTGTGTTTCGATGCTGTCCCAGGTGGTTGGGGTTACTGTGAATGTCACAGGGAAAATGATCGTGTCAATCGTGTTATTCAGATTTGGGTCGCCCGCCAATCTTCGCAGGTATTCAATCGCAAAGGCATCTATTTGTGTATATGCCAGTTTCATGCTGGAACGTGAGAAATGCACATCCACATTGACAACGCATCGCGCTTCCACCCAGTCCGCAATCGCATCACCTTCCCCGCTGGCGAGGTGCGCGATGGATAATGGCAATGCCCCTGCGCTGCTGATGGGCTTATCCGGTGCCGCCTTGATGGTCAAGTCCGTACTGGACAGCGCGATAGCTTGCAGTCTGGTAATGGCATCATCAACCGAACTCATAGCGCGTTATCCTGCATGAATGACCACAGCAATTCTTTTACATCCGGGTCTAACCGTCTGACATAGAACATCTGCCCCATTTCGGCACTCGCCCCGGCATCCTGGTATCCCTGCTTTGCCCGCATGTACCAGCGCATTACCTGAATGATACAGGCTTGCTTGATAGGGTCTGGAACGCTGGCAGAATACCCGAAGATGCCAGTCACCTGCAATGCTTTCTTCCAGCGCGTGAAATTCGATTTGTCGCCGTTGTGGTCAACGATAAGGCGGCGGATAGGCTCAGACAGTCCGCTTGCGTTGTAGGGCCAGGTATAAAAGTCGGTGTTCTGTGTCCAGGTGGTGTAATCGCTTGACGCATAGTTTCCTTCTTCGGAAACCGCAAGGCTTGTCAGGGATACCATCGGGTCTATGTCGATCTCCTGCTCCCCGTTGCCGTCAAAGTATCTTGTCTCGCTGTCTGTGGTTGGATAGAAGAACCCAGGCCAAAATCCGCACTCCCTGTCAACTAAACGGGATGCGGTTGCGCTCAGTGTGTCCAGATTGGCATCATAGTCCGTGCTGGATGCGATGTAATCTTCTGGCATCTGCGCTTTGATGTCGCTGGACGAACAATAACTATTAGCCATATAAGCCGCCAAGATAGGGAGGGACTTTCGCCCCTCCCTAAACTAATTAGGTTGCGGAGTGCATGGAGTTACCGGGGTAGCGTGGTTCAAGATACGCTACGGCGGCAATCTGCAATCCCGCTACATTAGCGGACGGGGTAGCCACCACACGCAAATACTGCGCGTCAGTGTCCTTCCCTGCAACGTAGGCCGGATCGACATCAATGATAAGCATCTTGTTGTCGTCCGAGTCTGCGCCGATGGTCACACCGTCACTGGTTGCGGCGGTGATAGCGCCCATGCTGTCAGTATCAACAGCGCTGGAAAGGCGATAGCTGAACGCAATCGCTTCATCAGTGGATGCGGTCGAGTTACCGGTCGAACTTTCAACCGTGATAACGCAGACATCGGTGCTGTCTGAAGTGAACGCGCCGAACTGGACAGCGAAGGTAACCCAGTGGGCTTCTCGCAGCCATACTTCACCAGAGTTCACGGCGCTGGTGGTCATGTTTTGCGGTGCAATGATCGGAAGGACTTTTAATCCTTCTGCGTATCGTAGTTTAGCCATTCTGCACCTCCTTATGTGGTAGCGGCAAGCGCGACATAAGGCGACACAGTGTTGCTACCCTGGAAGGGTGTCAACGCATCAGCCCATAGTGGCTCACCGTCTACGCGGTACACGAAGCGGAACACGCTTTCGTCACTCGTGAAGTTCACATGAATGGACGAAGCGGACTGCACGCCACCCTTCTGGATAGCCACGTACTGAGACGGGCTGAAGAGCAGCAGATCGCCAAGCGTGCCAAGCGTAGGATTGTATTCGGTCTCAATGACCGGGCGGCCTAACAAACGACCGTAGGGCATGTCTGCCAACATTCCAGGCGGCTGGTAGACAGGGATCTGACCAATGGTCATAACCTGCAACTCAGGCTGGATGTCGGGATTGCACAACCAAACGTAGTCAGACACACCAACCCAACGCCGAGCCCACATACGGGCAACGTCATTTGCGTCAATGTTGGACGCATCGGTGCGGGTCGCGGAAACAAGCGCGGTGCTGTTCAGCACGCCCAGGGGCTTGCCTACGCCGTCACCGTTCATGAACGCATCTTCAACTTTGAAGCGCAGTTCTTCGGGAACGTAGGTAGTGATCCAGCTTTCCAATGCGGTCGCATCTTCGAGCAGTTCGTCAGTGGCATAGACCAGCGCAGCGACTTTCTTCAGTTTCAATTCGATCTGGCGGAAAGTTGGCTTGCTTGCGGTCTTGGTACCGGCTTCGTTCAGCCAGTAGCCCTGTACGCCGCCATAGCGTGAGCCATCGGCGCGGCTGGTTTCATCAACTGCATTGATGGTCAGACCGTTACCGGATACGTTACGCGGGCCGATCAGTGAGATAAGCGACCCGACCGGGTACATGCGCTGGAAGATGCCAGCGGCGATGTCGGTAGGGACAAGGAAGCCGCCCTGTGAAGGGATGGCTTCGTTCAGGCCAGTGGCCTTTAGGGGCAACAGACGCTTGTCGATGTTGTAGGGGGATAACTCCGCCTGCGCGACCGCTTTGAAGAACTCGCCCGCTTTGAACGGGTTGCCCTCCAGTTGGCGATCAGCCTCATCTTTTACGTCCGTCACGAACCCTGCTTTGACTTCTTCGTGGTCTTCGGAATACTTTTTGACAGCTTCGTCCGCTGCGTCACTTGCGGCAGTTGCGGTGGCTGACATAATTTCTTCCTTGAACACATCCAAAAGTCCTTTGAGTTCTTCTTTTTCCATTTCGGACTCCTTCGCCATTTCTGGCGGTTCGGTGTTTTCTGCTTTGTCGTCCGACAAAAGCGATTTGATTGGCATTACCGTGTTACGTGGTTCTGCCGGGGTGGGGGTCAAACTTGCATCAAGGCCCAAAGGCCAGCGGGTGATCTTCCACGCCTTGCCAACTTTCTTACGTTCTACAAGGTGCGGAGCCGTTCCACTTGACCAGGCCAATTTGCCAGCCAACCCCAATTTTGCGATCTGTTTCTCGTACTCGTTGCGAGCCTTCAAGATGATCTCAGCAAAAATGCCTGTCTCATCCCGTGCCAAACTCGCTTCCGGTAGTGCGTCAGTGTATTCAACCGCATCACCTTCGTACTTGACAGGCATGCGATGATTGAACCAACTCAGCGACTTTGCAGAATTGCCGTAATCGGTGTCGTCTGCAAAGAAATCGCCCGTGATGTCCGGGGCATCCTCATCACTAAAGCGGATCAGATACCCGCCAAGTTTGATGCTTCCATCGTCCATCAAGTCAGCTTTAACTGCGTCACCAAAAGAAACAAGCGCATCATCAACGTTATTCTTTGGTGTTGGCATCAATGCTCCTTTGGAAAACAAAAAAGCCGAAAAGCCCAATTTGGGCTATTCGACTTCTATTTTCCTGATAGACAGTCAGCAGGTCGTATCTACTGGCGCACCTCGCGCCCGGTGTCAAGTTCCTGTTAGATTGTTAGCGACATTATATCATAAAATAAAGAATATTTTTTGCGCGGATGTGCCTTTGTAGTTGTCTGGACAATACTTGAACA